AGCATCGCTTGAACCTAATGCAGTTGCCCCAGAACCGCCTCCAGCAACAACAAGGTACTCAACCTGACTTACACCTGTCGGGCAAGTCCATGTGCCAGAAGCATTAAATTGCTGAACGACATCAACAGTCGTAGCAGGGGTTACTATGTATTTGATAATTACGATGCCTGAGCCGCCTGTGCCGCCGTTCCCTGTAGCAGAACCCGCGCCACCGCCACCTCCACCGGTATTTGCGGTTCCAGAAGTTGCAGTTCCGGTTTGCGTACCAGCGCCACCACCTCCAGACCCTCCAGACCCGCCCGGTCTACTACCAGTATTAGATCCAGCACCGCCACCACCACCAGCATAAGTCACGGATGAGCCAGAAATAGATGATGCGGTTCCGTTCCCGCCGTTCCCGCCAGCACTAGAGCCAGCATTTACAGTTTGTCCAACAGCACTTGCGCCGCCGCCGCCACCACCTAAGCCGTAACTTGCTCCGTCGGTATATCCTTGACCACCATTATTGCCTTGCGATGGAGATGTTGACGGTGTGTTTCCTGAACCACCAGCACCGTTATTTAAACCACCGCCGCCAGAACCACCATTAGAACCAGTTGTATTAGGAGCACCTGCCGCGCCTCCGCCACCACCAGCAGATGTAATGGTAGAAAATACTGAATCACTTCCATTGGTTCCTCTAGTGCTACCAGAAGCAGCCTGTCCAGCACCGCCACCACCTACGGTAACTGTGTAAGTAGTACCAGCGGTCACAGAAAAACCTGTCCCTGTTCTAAAACCACCGGCACCACCACCTCCAGCGTTACTACCGGCTCCACCCGCAACGACCAAATACTCAACCTCGGTTACACCGGGAGGGCATATCCAAGAAGTCGATGACGTAAATGTCTGGATAACAGTAAATTGGTTACCTATTGCCCTTCCGAGCAAAGACAACATAATTCCACTCATGACACGTTCCCTGTGATGACGCAGACTGTGCCAGAGATAAACAGAATAGTTGCTACACCACGAGTTGCTAAACTGACAGTAGCCTTATCTGCGTCTGTACCAGCAATGTATGCAGTTGTAATTGTGCAAGTGATTGTGATTGCACCCGTTGTGTTATTAAATATTGAGATTGCATCACCTGCGGCGAAGGTTGCATCAGGTATCGTAATCGAACCACTAGTGCCAACCCCGATAAACTCTCCGACATCCGATGTCGCTAAAGTGTAAGAAGTGGTCTTATCAGAGCCTGACTGAGGGATGTTGAGATAACCCAGAGTTGCGGTCTGTCCCGGCAGTGTGTATGTAAACGTAGAAGCAGCCGCAGGAGCAGCAAGTGTAGCCGTGCCACTACTTGATCCGTTTAACTTCAAGGTAGTTGCGCTACCAAAGGTGCCTAATATGACGTAATCTGTACCGTTAAATACGACTGTGCCAGAGGTGCCTATCGGAAAAGTTACACCGGTCTGACCCGCAGCCTTGACTGTCAGGGTGTAGGTTGAGTCGGCGTTGACCACCCGATAAGCCCGGTTTGAACTTGGAGCCGTGATTGTAGAGTTTTGGGCCAAAGAGGATACGTAAAGCGTTGCATATTGGGCAGAGGTAGCCGCAATATTGGTCGCTGAGGAGTCGCCCTCTGTCGTTGAAATGGTCAACGCACCGGCAGCAAAGTCAGTGCTTGTTAACGCATTTCGGCCTGCGATAGAAATGTCAAGGTATTGGGTTAGACCATTATTTGTAATATCCCCCCAAGTTCCGGATTCAGTTCCGGTAACTGGAAGCGGGAGATCTAGAAGAGTTGTGCGATTGATAGTCATATTTAATCCTTTAAGCTGCTATTGGAATCCAGTTTGTAGTTTGGGAGTCGTTAACGACCACCCAGTTTCCAGTCTGTGAATCATTAACATTTTGCCAGTTTGGAGTCTGATTGTCATTAACTGTCGTCCAAATAGTGACGCGACCGACTGCGCCAACGCCTTGAACTCCCGTGACATTGACATTAGAAGTTGTTTGAATGAAGACTGTGCCGACTGCTCCAGTGCCTTGAACCCCCGTAACTGGGACGTTGATAGGAATGCTGGCAATAGCCTGCCCAATAAATCCTGTGCCCTGAACCCCGGTAACAGGGACGACAGCACTTTGTACCACGATGACGTTACCAACTTGCCCAGTTCCCTGAACTCCGTTAACGGCGACAGAAGCAGATCCAGTCTGTGCCGTTTGGCCAATCGATCCAGTTCCTTGGACCCCTGTAACCGCAACGACAGCCCCTGACTGGACTGCCACATTACCAATGGCACCACTGGCTTCCACCCCGGTGACTGGGACGGTTGCGGTACCGGTTTGGGCTGTTTGTCCGATGAATCCTGAGGCACTGACACCGGTAACGAAGACGTTTGCTGATCCAGCAACTTCGACCCCGTTAGACGGATCTCCTTCTCCCCATCCATACTCTCCCCAAGCACCGGTGCTCCAACCTCCCGGGGACCCAATAATACCGCTACCGGAGACCCCCGTGACGGGGACAGAGGTGGCGGTGTTGATTGTGGCAATTCCAACGTTACCGATACCCTGGACCCCGGTGACGGGCACAACAGCGCTGGCAGTGACGGCAGTTTGACCAATGAATCCTGTCGCCGAGACTCCAGTAACAAGGACATCAGCTTCGACCAGTACGCTGACATTCCCAATTGCCCCGCTTCCAGCCACTCCGTTAACGGGTACAACTGCGGATCCTGTGACTTGGGCTTGCCCAATAAATCCTGTTCCAGAGACTCCAGCGACCAAGACTTCTTGGCTTGAAAGGACCGTAACACCATTAGAGGGGCTTGCTTCTCCCCACAGAGTTTCTCCCCACTTGTATTTTCCCCAACCACCAGGAGATCCAATGTTACCGGTGGCTGAGACTCCAGTGACGTTGACAGTGGGGTTTTGTACAGTTTGTACAGTGACAGCGCCAATAGCGCCGGTGCCTTGGACACCAGCGCTTCCTCGACCCCACGGAGTTTCACCCCAAGCACCATACCCCCACCCATCCAGGTAGACATAGGTGGCATCTCGACCCCAAGGAGTCTCGCCCCACGGGCCACCACCCCAACCGGAGTAGGTCGCCACCTAGTCATCCTTACGCTATACGGATGATTGCTCCCGTGGCTGTCTTAGCCGGGAACACAATCGTGAACGTGCCAGCCGTCGAAGTTTTAGCGCCACCAAAGTTCAATACAGCAACTGCGGGATTACCCGAAGCGGTGTCATTGTAAATCAACGCGCCAAATGCAGTAATCGTGGCCGTGGTAAAGGATAGGTCAGCAAAGTCCGTAACTGCGGTCGTGCCTGTTGAAGTAGGCGTAACCTTGGACAATGTGCCACCACCAGCAGCATACGAGCCAGAGGCTGCTACTTCGTTGGTCGTGGTGTAGGCAGTGGTTGCAGCCGTAAACGAGGCGCTGTTATTGTAGAGCGCCAGTTTAAAGGTGTTTCCACCGGTTGAAAAGTTGTGGACAGCTTTAAGGATCTCTACCTTAAAGGACGTGGGCATTACGGTTGTGGTAAAAGCCATTTAGACTCTCCTAAGTAAATTAGCGGCATCGTGCTCGCCGCCTTGAGCGCAAATTTGAATGCAAGTAGCCCTTTCGGCCCTTTTTGCTTGTTTAAGATATTCAAAAACTGCTTTTTGAACGCGCTCCCGGAAGAACTTTGCCTGCTCTCGGATGGCTGGGGGAGCGTTCTCAGCCACACCGATAATCTTGTCAGTGCAAAGCTCAGCTAAATCTTCGCACGAAAGACCGCCAAAGTCACTGGTTTTAATGATTGGGTTATGTATTTCCCCAAGTTTTAAATCAAACATATCTAGGTCCTCAAGGCTTCGGGTGGCAGCAAATCCGTCTTTTGCGCCTCCACTTGGTCTTTGATTTCAGAGTACTTTTTGACGGTAAATTCGTTGTTTTCAAGGCCTACCACCAGGGGGTCCGCCAGCCTGTGGTAACCATAAAGCTTGCTTTGTGGCGGCTCGTTAGAGTCCAAAAGGGAGGATTCTTGCGAAATACCTACCTTGATTCCTCGATCAATGGCTTTTGAGAGCAAAAACTCGCAACAGGCCCTTCCTGCCTCAGCAAAATGTACATGGCCCTTGTAGGAAAAATCAATCCCATACATGTGTATTTCCGACACTTTTGCTGCAATCGCAAAACCTATGGCATAGGCTACAGTGTTGTTAAAGTAGCCCGTCTGACAGGCATTCATCACCTCAACTAACGGAAACTCCACGAGTCCCGTGCAACGAGGGTCTAGCTCACAAGTGTAAATTGGGCCCGCATGGTTTTTGAGCACCTTAGCCATAATATTGGTTTGGCTGCCCGCATCATCCGAATCCATAAACCGACTGGCCGGATCCATCATAAACACCCTGTCATGGAAAATCACGCCAGACATGGCATTAATCGCCCAGACCTCATCAAAATGAAACGAATGGGTTTTGGCCATAATAAACTGGCTGTGGCTCTTTCCCATCGCCACTATTGCTACTTTCTTGCCTTCTAAGTTTGGAACACGGCTCATGGACCTGGACTTTCTGATTTAACTGGAATTCTAATCATGCCATCTCTGTACTCGTCACGACGACGACGACCTTGCTGTTCAATTCCAAGGCCTTGGATGGCTTCTTTGTATGAGTTATTAAAGAAAGAAATCATATCTGGCGGCCCCTTGGTGTAGCTGTAGGCCTGAACCAAGCAGCCATAAAGAAGCGCCTCGGGGGCATTGATACTTACCCAAGTTGTAGTATTAGTGGACGACAGCTGAGCAGGCTTGTAAATATAGCCAAGCTCCACCACGTACGAAGACGCGGGCGTGGGGGCTACATAGAAAGTGTTTTGGTCCCAGACTGAGTAGTACTTAGGAATACCTGTCTGCGCCCCGTTTGCCCAGTACTCTTTCATAAAAGAGGTGTCTCGAAAATCTAAGAATATCTGATTCGTTCCTGAAGTAATCATCATATACCGATGAGTCAAGATGTCAGAAGGGGTAGTCAAAAACTTATTCCCAGAGGTCAGGTTTGCAGTGGCCTCTAGCTTAAACACGTCAAGATCAATATCTCGAAGAATACGGTTCTCCGTCATCAAAATAAACGTGTTAATGACCGCATTAGTGAATACATTAGCATCCACCTCGGTGTAGTTCCGTATATTGGTTACCAGTTCGTCATATGTCATGTTGTCACCGATGGGCTGCCCACATTACCAGTTGCAGAAGCGCTTTCTGAAAATGCTATAATAACTGAATTACCTGATGCTGAAACAGTACCAATTTGTCCGATTGCCGACACCCCACTGAGGGAGACTACAGCCGAGGTTAAAACAGTAACTGTCCCTACTCCACCTACCCCCTGGACGCTCGTCTGTCCTGGGTAGGGCGTCATGTTAATCGTATTATTCGCACTACCAATACTTTGGAAATAGGTGTAGCCAGGCTGTCCAACATAAACATCTACAGGTTCTAGTCGATCTGGCCGGGGCTCTAGGAGAGCTATCGCATCTCCTTTATACTTAAGGGGCTCTAACTGCGGCTCTTTAGGCTCGTAGTCCTCCGGACAAACCTTAAACCCACGCCAGTTTTTTCTTAGGACGTTATACGGATACCGTTGCCCGCAGTAGTCACACAGCCCAAAGGAGAACTTACCTGTTGCGTAAGCCACCTCATGCTCCTACATCAGGGATAAAGAAGACACTTGCCGTATCCCTGTCCTCTAGCGCAGCCCTTGTAAAGTCCTCTTCATAGATCTGTTTTAATGCTGCAGTGCGATCAGCAGCAAACTTTAATGACAGCATGTAGGCCAGCCCCGATGCCAGGCAAGGAAGGAATCGGAAGTTAACATCTCCCGTATTTGTGTAGTCCCCAGCATCCTGAATACGACGAATGCGGTAATACACGAAGGTGTATGCCGAATTTGGACGAGGATACAAAAACACCTTAAACACGTTGGCCCGCTGCACATAGTACTGTGCCGGCCTGGCGCCCGTCTGCTTATTCGGGAGATTTAGGTACTCTTCACGGCTAATCCTGTCAATTGTGATATCGACTGAAGGACTTTGCGTGTTGTCTCGGATTACCGCCGAAAGAACGTTGACGGTATCCGGGGAAAGAGTGATCTCTGCCGAACCCGTAAGCGGAAACGTCGCCTCTTCAATAGTCCAGAGGTTTAATCCTCTGTTGGCCCAATCCAAGAACAACAAATTGAGCGACCTACGTCCCGTGGTTAGCTGATAACCAGTGGTCATCCGCATCCCACACCGCTCAAATGCCTCTTCGATTAAATCATCAATCGAAAGGTCAAAAGTTGTTGTTCCAGAAGTTGTCATTTTTTATATAAATTATCAAAAGTAACTGTTGGGTCCATGTATGAATCATCTTGCTCTGCGCAGTGAATCCACTGACTAGGTCTAAAATCCGGAGCACCCTTTCCTGTTTCCCAATACGCGGGACTTGTTACTCTTACTCGATTATTGGGCAAAGCTACAATGTTCCCGGTCCACGGTCCCGCATCCGTCAAGGTTAACACATGACTTTGCTTGTGTTGGGCAGGGCAATCTGCAACTTCACTTTCCGCATAATCTACGGTAAACATATATCGGCCAGTGTAAAACTCTCCCCCTATCTTACACAGCCAGGGGCTCGGGCTCGTGCGCGCGAACTTGATAACGGTATGGTGGTGTGAAGGGCAATCCCAAGGCTGTGCCAAGGGGGTAGGCATTCTCTCTGGCCATTCATCCAAAGGGATATCGCCTACCAAGGCCGTAATCGGCATTCTTGCCCACATCGCCCCACCATGAACGTTTTCAGAGCCGTCCGCATCGCTCTCACATCCCGTAAACACAAGCTGAAAACTCAAACAACGATCCGGCATGCAGTTAACTGCAATTGCTACCGCATGCAAATACTCTCCGGCGTACTTCTGGTGCATGTGCGTGAACTCACGACGCACCCAACACTTAAAGTAAGGAATATTACTTACAAGATAGGCCATTACTTACCGCGCTTGCCGCCGCTTGCCATTCCTTTTTTCTTCATTGCTCCACCCGCCGCGTAGCCCTTGGTCATCATACCGCCTGCAGCATAGCCCTTGGTCATCATTCCACCTGCTGCCATGCCCATAGCCATCTTTTTACGGGGGCTAACAGCCATCCCACCATTGGCCATCATTACAGGACCTGTTTTCTTGCTAGGCTCAGAAAGCATTTTATTTGCAGGACCACTTTCTACAGCTCCGCCACCACGAGTAGCAGCACCCATTCCACGTCCAGCCATGATTATTTCCCCTTTTTCATTGCACGGCCTTTTGCATCAGCCGAAGTTTTCTTCATTGCGCGGCCTGCTTTGTCAGCCATTCCGCCCTTTTTCATCTTACCAACACCATCGGCAGCGAAATCTGGAACCATCTTGCCACCCTTCATGACCATCTTCATCTTGCCTCCAGAAGTGGCCCCTTTTTTCTTGGCTGTCATACCGTTGCTCCTTTAAGAAGGTTAAAACCTGCTACCTAAACTTAGCTGTCTTCTTAGCTATGGTTTTAGGTTGTTTGACAAACTGCTTTCCTACTGCTTTTCCTACTCGTTTTGCTTTCGTTGTTGCCGCGTATTCAGAAGGTGATAAAGCCTTAATAGCCGCCTCTGGGAGATACCGCTCGCCTGTAGCTTTTGGACCTTGAGTTGACGGCTTACCACTTTTGGTTCTCCACTTTTGATCTCCCCAATCTTTCAAGCTTTTTTGAGGCGCTTTCAATCTTTGTACCCCCCGCCAGCTTTCTTATATGCCTGGGCTGTCATTTGTGCTTTACGGGCGGACCACTGCCCTGGGGCACCGCCTTTACCGCCAGCCTTGATACGCTCAAAGATAGCCTTTCGCATACTGGGCTTGGTGTAATTACCGGCCTCGTTCACACGGGACTTGGCTTCTCCACCTTTTTTAAATGACGCTGTTTTTGCAGCCTTAACAAAGTCACTCTTCTTAGGTGCCCCCTTGGCTCCGACGCTGCGCATCTTCTCGCCAGAACCCGCAGCGATCCGCTTTTTCTTGGCGGCGATGTTGGCATAGAGACCAGGTTTAGCAGCCATCATTTACCCTTTTTGCATAAGGAGGTCAATTTTTGCTTCAAGCTTGTTAAAGCGCTGGTCAATGTGCTCAACAAACTTGTCCATTTCTGCTTGAGTGACGTTATCACGGGCCACCTCTTCTCTAGTTCGGTTAATCAAAATGCTAAGGCGCTGTATTTCTGATATCTTCTCATGACCTATGTAGGCCAAAACACCTATCAGAGCCGTTAGCAACGTGTTCCAAAGCATCATTTCCATTAGCATTTCCACCGTTTCCGAGCCTGACGAATGCGGCTATTTGGGTCTTTTGCTGCCTCTGGGAATTTTTTCATCTGCCCCAAAGAACGAGCACAATACGACTTACGCCGTGTTGCACGCTTACCTGTTGGATTATCTTCTGTCACCGCAGTCTGTAATTTGCTTCCAGGGTTGGCTTTGCGATAAGCTGCAACACCTTTTTTGGTCATGCCAGCTCCCGCCTTTGTCGGGCGAAAGTTGCCCGACTTGACAGAAGTCTTGATGCCCATACCCTTGGAGGCCATTAAACGGTTACCGTCACCGGTTTAACAGAAGCTGTTCCAGAAACACCCGTCGGCGAGACACTGGCGTTGGAGTCTGGTCTAGCGCCACCATAGAAAAAGAGCGTTACACTTGTGACGCTGCTCAAGTCCATGTAGACACCTTCTTTAAACAACAATCCAGCGTCTGGGAGGATTATGTCAACAGCACCTACCACCGCAGGCGTAGCAATCGTTGTTTCTGGAAAAGACGTGCTGGTGGTGCCGTCGTAAAGTTTGATAAATCCCGCACTGCCTGTGCTTACATAATAGATTGCCTGGACGCGCGTGCGCCCCTCAATCATCTGTGCATCAGCAGTTCGGGTTACCGATTGGAGATCACTAGCAAAGCTCATGTGGTCCCCCTTCTAAGATAATGTTGCATCTCTGTTCTCCGTGTCCGGCGGATCTTGTCGATCTAATTCAGTCAACAAAACATCCACCATTGCTATCGCTCCGTTGGCCTGTTGAACCATTTCCCAATACTTCTGACGCTGTTCTGTCGCTTGGACTTTTAGGCTCAACAGGTAGTCTTTATCCAACTTAGCCATTAGGCGTTGAAGTTAGCGGCAGTAGCAGCAAGCAGGTAGTAATCACTACCAGCAATCTTCACCCGAAGGCCATGCGTGATCTCGTTGACGTTGGTAATCGTGCCGGTAGCAGCCAGTTTGGCCCCAGCAACAGTCACGCCAGCCAGATTCAAAAGGTAGCCATTGGTATCCATCGTGGCCTTACCAAGCCCGTTAACCGAAGCGTAGATCAGCGAGGAAGCCGTGCCGGTAGAAGCACTCGTACCAAGATTCAACTCGATCTCAACGGGAGCGTAGGTACCAGAAGAAGTACCCGCCGATAGGGTCAATTCAGCAACAAAAGCTGAACCTAAGCCAGAAGTAGATCCAGTAGCACCATAAACGACGTTTGCTTTTAACGCATTTGTGAATGAACCCAAAGCGGCATTAGCGTTTAATTGGAAAAGAGTACGTCCACCAACACCACCTGCACCGGTCATTGTGACTTCGGTTGTACTAGCATTAAATGTAGCTGCACCAGTAGAAGTGTCAGTAATTGTTGTTTGGAAGCCGTTTTGAGATACTACTGGGCCAGAAAACGTGGTTGTAGACATTAAAATATCCTCTCATGCGAGTTAGGTGCGGTTGTCTGCATGACGTCTAGCCGGGACTAGTCAAACGCACCGGGGACCCCGGAATACTATCTTTTTACGCCGTATTTGCTGCTGTGTCAAGCATAAAAAACCCCAACCTTTTGGGCTGGGGTTTTCTTTTTACACCTGGTTTATCAGGGTGTACCTGGTGAACCAAAAATGCCACGTGGGTCACTGAAGCCGAAGCTGTAGCGCTCACGAGCCTTGTAGCGGACGTTGCCGGTGTCGAAGTCGCCTTCAAAACCAGTTTTCATCGAAACACGCTCAAACATCTTCATTCCGTTAGGAGCGTCGGTCTTGATGAAGAACGCGTCCGGATCGGTCAGATAATGGTTAACCGTGTAACCCTGAGGAACCATGCCCATGTTGTTGATGGCATTGATGTCGTTGTCTGCAGTACCAACACGCAGAGTGGACTTCAGGATGCGATCAGCCGTGAACTGGAGCTGCGAGGGAATGATCAACTTCAGGCCCTGAACAGCGATCTTCAAGCCACGCTCGTCGGTGAACGCAGCAATGTCAATCAACGCCTGCTCAAGGGACGTCTCCGACAGGTCGGCCGGGGTGCTAAGCTCGTTGCGGAGATTAGGACCGGACAGGGTCGGATGGTCATCCGCGCAGAGGGGCTTGCCGTCGCCACCAATAGAGGTGGTGAAAGCGCCGTTTAGAACGGCAGCAGCCTTAATCTGCTTGGTTTGTGCCATCGAACGGGCCAGGGCACGGGTATAACGCGCTGCCAAACGGTCGTAGAGGTTGTCCTCAACGGCTTCTTCGGTCAGCGAGAATGCCAATGCAATGGTCTCGTGCGTGTAGCGAGCTGTGTAGACTTCCTGCGCATTGTCGTATGCAACGCCAGCGCCTTCAGTCTTTACAGGAGCCTCGCCAAAGCCTGACTCCATCACTTCTTCCTCAAATGCACGGTCGGAAGACTCGATGGAATAAACTTGTGCGTGCTCGTTTTCGTAGTTCTTGTACTCCAAGCCGAACAGTGCGTTCAGACCTGGCTCAAGCTCTTTTACTAGTTGTGCGCGTGAAATAGCCATGGTTTAGGTCCTTTATGCTTAAGTTACGGCTTTGACGCCAGTGCTGCCATACAGATGCTCGTTGATCTTAACGACAACAACTGCAAAGTCGCCAAGGGAGTTACCTGGAACATTGTAGAGGCCTACAATCTTCAGGTTCAGAGCTGCTGTGTCAGCGATTGTCGAAGAATCCAACTCCATTGTGGAAACACCAGTGGTGGTGCTGCCTCCTGAGCCAACTATGTCAGCGTTCTTGCCGATGTCGGCTTGAACAATGTCTTCGTCGGCTTGGATAATAAATAACTGGTTTGGATCATCAATTACGTCGGCTTGAATAACGCCTTGAGTAATGTTGACCGAGCCGGGGTAGTAATTACTGAAGATCGGCTTACCAGTTGTGGGGTCAACGTAGTTACAGCCGTTAAATACGCCCAACGCAGCAGCATGCGTTCCTGGGGCAAATTTAACAACAGAACCGTTGACAATAGTGACTAGGTCACCTTGAAAAATCGCTCCAGCCTGACTGTCATCAATGTTGTAGCCGTACTGCTTCTGTGCTCCAGTAGCAGAAAGGTTACCTAATGGCTTCAGACCAAAGGCTTTATCTACGTTTGCCATTTTGTCTATCCTTAAAAAAGTTATTCGTCAGACTTAGGTCCGCCGAAAGTGGTTTTTGACCGTCGTTCTGGGTTGTTAATCCGCATCGACCCGTGGGCGTTGCTTTTTAACAACTCATTATCAACAGCCTTTAATTGATCCTTCGTTCTATCAGAGTAATATGCACGTCGCTCTTCTGCCGTCTCTTCAGGAATTCTTGCAAGCAACAAGCTTCCCACACCGATTAATCCAGTGTGTCGGCCGTCGTCTACCGAGGTAGATTGGAACTCAGGGTGCTCATCTGCGCGGACAAGCTCGTAACCCTCACGGAGTTTTGACGACACATTGCTTCGGTCATCAAACCCATTTGCTTCCTTTCTGATCCAACGGTGCCTGAAGCCTGGAGGCGCAGGAGGCGCATCCAACCTTGAAGGAGGAGCCCATGGTTTACGGCGCGCAGCAGCACTACGTGTTTCACTCGTGCGCGGACTGCGATTTAATTTAGGCACTTCAACTTGATCTACCATGTTCTACTCCTTAACGTATTTGGCATATTCCTCAAGGGGAACACCCAATTTTTTAGCAATCGCAACCTGGCTCGGTGTGAGCTTTACGGTGCGGCGTGCGTTGTTTATTCCGGATGACCGGGAAGCAGGTGCGACAGCTTGCACGGGTCTGTCGCCTCTGGAAGTTTGTTGCATAGGTGCTTTATTACCACTAAATCGATTAGGAAACAAGTCCTTCATGCGGCGATCTAGTTCTTGGTAATAATCCTCAGACTGAGGATCAAAGCTTTCCTGCGTTACTAATTGTAAATGAATTCCACGGGCAGCGTTAGTCATAACGATATCCCGACCAAACCACTCGTTGTCCTCGGCCCATTGTTCGGCCTTGGGATCAACCTGCGGAGCCTGTTGATACTGTGGCTGCTGCGCCTGGTACTGGGTTTGCTGGGCCTGTTGGGCTACACGCTGTTGGCGAAGCTGCTCGGCACTTGAGATCTGGCGCTGGTCTAAAAGAACCTGGGTCAAACGTTCTTGAGCCTCAAATTCGGTGTCCGTGTCGCCTTCTTCACGAGCTTTTTTAATGATTTGCTTAAGGGCCACGGCCTGGGTTTCCACCCGAGACTTGGCCTCGCCCAAGCGAGCACTGTCAGTGGCCTGAAACCGCTGCTCAAGCTCGGAAGCCTTTGCCTGTACGCTTCTTGCGTATTCAATGGCTGCCTGCTCACGCCTTTGCGACTCCCGCAATTTCGCGGTCATCTTGTCAATACGCTTTTTGACCTTGTCGCTGTAGTCCACAAGCTCGTCTTCTGAGCCTTGTTGCGTGGCAACAGACTCAGGGGCTGCGGGCACTTCCCTCTCTACAAGGGGAGGTTCCGGTGCTTCGGCAAGTTTTGCCTCCGTCCCATTGTCTCCCTCGGTGAGCTCAACCGTTGCCGGCTGCTCGTCCTCTCCTATCTTAAACTCCAGTTGCTCTTGACTCATACTGCCTCCTTACATGTGAAGAATGTCTTCAGGGTCATTTACCACGCCAATGATTTCGTCGTCGTTCAAAATCCGTATCTCCCCGCCATCAATTTGAATGCGAGATCCGGCATAACGGCCAAAGATGATCCAGTCACCCTCCTTGCACCACGGGCCGTTAGGAAACTTCTCCTGATCGGCGTAGGCAAGGTCTCCCACGCGCAGAACGTAGCCGCATGTGGTACCAAGCTGGGTCTTCTTTTGGGTTTCCTCGGCAAGCACAATGCCTCCCTTGGTTTTTTCCGCCCCGCGATAGGGCAAAATGGCAATTCGCCAACCCGTAGGCATGGGGATACGACTGCGGACTTCCTCCTGGATTCTTTCAGGGTCAAACTTGCCCTCTGAATCATAGGCGTCATCCAAAGTCGGGCCGGTTACAGCCGCTTCCTCTTGCCATTTTTGTTCCAACGCAGTCAATGTCATGGTCGCTCCTTTAGGTTAAAAATCGTTTTGTTGAGAACGTTTAAGTAATTCTTTGGTAGCGATCTCACACAACTTTAAGCCTTCCAGACGACCCATCATGAACCTATATCTCTCCATGTCCGAGATGCTCCCGGCGAGGACGATAGCTTCTGAGTCCTGCTGCAGTTTTCTAATTTCTTTTAATATCGCTTCTGCAAATTCAAGCATGGTTTAATATTCCATGAAGTAGCAGACGGTTTTGGCCACCGTCTGAAAGGCGCTTTATCAACAAATTCTGGTTTTTTTAGAACGGATTACTTTACCCTGTCCCCGTGATGTTACCAGACCGCCCTTGGCATACGTTCCAACGCCAGGGTTGCCCTCTTCAGCCTCATAGGCCCGCGCCTCTGCCGGAACCTCTTCCATCATCTTGCGGCCCTCTTTGGTCATATCGCGAGCGGCCTTGGCCGAGGTCGTCGAAAAACGAGAAAGGATGTCCTTCTCGCCTGCCATGCCTTGCACAGTCTTCTCACGAGCCTTTTCAATTTTGGCGCGTTCTTTTGCAGTAGGTTTACGGTACATGGGCATGTCTAGCTCCTAGTAAATTTTGGTTTTCTTCAGGGCGTCCTTACGAAGGACCTCCATAAACGGACCCTGGACTTTGCCACCCTTCTTCATCCCTCGGCTTTTACCCGCCTCAGAATAGGCAATCGCTGCCGCCTGCTTCACGGCAGCAGATTTGCTCTTGGGCTTGCTAGTGCCAAGTTTCCCAGTCTTTTTAAAGCTCGAAACCATCTCGCCAATGTTTCCAGAGATGGTCTTTTGACTCGATCCTTTTTTAAGCGGCATTTGGTTTCTTCCCTTGTTGTTGGCTAATCTGCGCCACCCGCTCACGAGCGATGTTGGCGCGAAGCTGGGCAATGTTTTCCTGAGAGTTTACCCTAGCTTGGTTGGCTTGTGCAGCCTGCGTGGCCTTTTGAGCGTCTAGCTGCAGGCGCTGTTCCGCAATTGCATTGTCGCGTTTGTTGTCCTCGTCGCGGATCTTTAGTTCCTCTGCCTTGAGCGCGACCACTGGATCGGGGCCCTCGCCACCACCTAACTGGGACTGCAAGCTACGAACTTCTTGCATATACTGAGCAATCTTGAGCGCAACCATGCCTTCCTTTTGGATGGCCGAGACCATGCGGTCAGGGTCCTTGCCGTACTGCACAAAGAGCTCTGCTTCAACATCTTCCTCGGCCTTGATACGGACGTGCTGAAGAATGTGCTTTTGCAATTCCATTGCGGCCATGGGAATAGTTTGAATCAATGGGCTTAGGCCCATCATCAGGTGGCTGGCAATGTGGGCGTCATGCTGCTGGCCAGCAAAGGCCTTCAAGGTCATGCCGTCCATAACGTCCGCGTTCTCGCTTGCCGGGTCTTTAGGCATCTGGCTATTCTGCGGGCGCAAAATACCGTCAATGTCCCGGATATTTAACGACGCATAGACCCTGTAATACGCCTCATACATGTTATGCATTTGAGGCGCGGACTGCGCTAGCTGTAATTGCGTCTGTGCCAGCGTAATTCGCTGCGCGGTCGAGAATATGTTCGGGTCTGCCACAGGCAAAACCGCGACCAGGTCATTAAAATCCTTCTTCTTGATGGTACGCTTAGCGCCCGGTACATCATAGGGGTATTCATCAGGTAGGTACTCCGCAAAGCCCTTGGCCAGAAGTTCAAATTCCATCTTCTGCGCATAATGCATGCGCTTGTGGATGGCTGACATAACATTGGAGCCCTTTTCCAAGAGCGCAATGGTCGTTCCTACGGCTGCCTGCTGGTTACCATCACCAACCTGCATGTCAGCAATGCTTGCTAAGCGCTTTCCTGCCTCAACCGTGAACCCTAAGAGCTGAAACAGCGTCTGCGACGGCTCTTTGTACGGCAATGGCATGAGAGAGGACTGAAGTTCCGCGCCTCCCGCATCGATATCGCGCCATTCGCCAGGCTGGATCGGATTATCGTCGTCCGAGATCCGTGCGCCTTTGGCCTTAAAGCCTGCTGGTAGGTTAGCAAGCGTTCCTGCGTCCAAAAGTTGACGCAATGCAGACGTTGCAGTCTTTGACAGCCCACCAATCAGGTGTACAAAGCCCAAACCGTAGGCGCCTAAGCCCTCTACAAGCACATAATGCACAAAATAATTACGCCGGCAGCACTTTTCGTCGCCCTCGACCCAGTTTCTACGGATTGCAAGCACCCGACCGCTGGTTTCGTCGATTGTTACGACGTAAGGAAGCTTGATCCCAGTGGGCTCACCATCCTCACCCACGTCCTCAAAGCCTGGAAGGTCCAAATCAACGTGGTATTCAAGCAAAAATATCTCGGAAGGAGAGCCTGTTTCCACAACTCCCGTCTGTTTGTCCACCGAATACGTGATTTGGCTCGCATCTATCGGGTAGTTTTCCGGTTCGATGTCTAAATCTAAGTATTCCCCGCTTACAACACGCTTGCGAAAGTCGTTTGAGTCCATCGGAATACGGTTCGTGATCCGTGGGCACTCGCTCATGACGCTCGAGCCAAAGTACGGAATGAATAAATCGTCAGGCAAGACCAACTTTGACACCATCCGTCCTACCTGGTTGTCGTAATACACCTTCTTGAACGTCGATCCGCCGTATCCGGTATAGAAAAGCAGCTGGTCAAACTCCGGTGTGTACTCCTTCATCACCGTCGTGATCTGGTAATTCATGAAATCCTGGACACGAGCGGCCTGCTGGGCCTTTTCTAACGTCTCTTTGCCAAGGATCTGCGTACGCACAGGGCCGCTTGCTGGCATTAGTTCCTTAAACGCCTGGGCCTGAAACTGAACAATGGCCTCGGTCAGCATTGGATGCACCGCACCAGCGGCGCCCCGGAAGGGTTTGGTGCGCTCTTCAATCTTTAAGCCCAATAGTTCCAAGCCCTTGGAGTACATCATCTCCCAGTCTTGGCGACTGGACTTGTCTGCCTCGAACAAAGCAGCAAGGTCCAAGGCAATCCGTTGCCGGTCGTCCTGGTCTACTACCTCGGCCAGGTTGGCATAGAAGTCCACATCCTTGTCTTCGTCTTCACCAATCTCGACCACGGCGCTGCCGTCTTCTTCCAAGACGATCTCGATGTCCGGCATGCCCTCTTGCTCGATCTCAATCTTGAGCTCGGACTCTGACGGGGCTTCGTTAACTATTTTGTCAATGGGCATAATCTTTGTCTTTTACTTGATTTATTCTGTTTGGTCAAGTTAGTCTGGGTATTTCTCAACTCCGCCTACCAGATCTGCCAGGCGGTTGA